CAGGACGCTCCCGTGGTGTCGTATTTGCAAGTGTTCCCATTATGAGCGTCAGGAAGCGGTAGGGTAGCACTAATTGATACTGCAGATCATTTGCTGACATCTTAATGGTCGGAGACTGCCAGATGTCGTTCGCCTCGTCTATGAGCGACCACTTGCCACATGACTCGATGGGCTCCCCTGCAACATAATAGCACACATACCATGTCGCTGCCCCTGCTTTGTGCTTGGACCAGGCGACACCTGCATGGTTATGTTTGTCATAGAAATGTCCCGACCGGCCAGTTATTTTCGAGGCCAACACCGATTCTAAGTAAACTGACTTGAAAATATCGATCCGCATTAATGCCTCGAATGTTCCTTGATTATACGGGCTATGGAACTGCTCCGGGATTGTACCATGGTAATCTGACATATGCAGCAGTTCGGGCGTTGGGTCACGTTCGTAATCGAAGGTGTGATAACCAGACTTGTTCTTTGGGGCTGAGGTGAATGGGAACACCACTGCCTCACGGAGAACTGACCCGCGATCTGTGCGACCAGGCAACACTCTGAAAGGGGCAGGCAGGTATCGATTGCCGTCTATCAGCTTGGAATATCTCCGAAGTGCACTGGTTATTGCCCCTGCGTCGAAGTGGCCAAGGTAGCAGTTTCGCTCACTGACGGGTTGCTTCGATAAATAAGTTGCATACTGCTGACCGACACCGTCGAAGAAGTCGATCCGAGTTTGACGCGTTAGTGAATGAAGCTCGGCTATCTGCTTCGTATACGGTGATGCACCCTGGTTCAAGGCAGAATCCGTAAAGAAGCCAGTGTCGTAGTTGTCTTCACGCAGCGAAAGATTGATGTAAAAGATTCGTTCCCTGTCGAGATCTGGCAGCAGTCGGAGGAGCTCATACTTGCTGATGACCACGTCAGCTGTTGATTCGCGCGTTTTGTAGGAGTTGCCAGTCACCTCGATGTTCAAGCCCCACTTATGAAGGTCATGACCTTCAATTGGTTCAATGATGCCGCTTCCGTCAGCGAGCATTAAGATGGCACTGTTATGGCAGAACACTGAGAATCCCAGGCATGACCCCTTGCCGCGCACAACTTCGTTGTATGCGTGGGCGCTTGGGAATGGATCGCGCACGATGAATGGCTCATCTAACACCGTGCCACGCTTGCAGACGCCGATCTGATGACTGAAGCTGTCTGATCGAATGTATATCTTCCCTTCATGCGCCTGAATGCGCAGAGTCCCGGAAGTCGGCATTGGCTCAAACTTCATTTCGTTTAAGGGGAAGAAAGCTGGCTGCGTGGTGCATGCCTCGAGAACATCAGGAACGAAATCAGGTAACTCGCTGACATCTTCTGCCACAGCTCCCAGGACGTCATTCATGTGTTCTTGAGTGATTTCCTGGTCCTTTGTCTCTGCTTCTGCAGCAACATCGAACATTCGACCTACTTCGCCAAAGTCCAGGGTCAAGTCGCCTGATGCAATTCTTGCTGACAAATCAGACAAAGCGTAGGCAGTGTCCTCCGGGTCAAGCAGGTACGTGACGTCGTCATCTTGTGGCAGCGAATCCTCACCATCCACGGAATCGACCTCATTGTCCGAGTCGGTTGGCGTTACGCTGAAGCGATTCCTATACATGCGT